TCCATTGCCCATTCCATTGCTTCTAACTTTTCTTCAAGCTTTTCTTTTAAGTTGTTTAGTTTAGTTAAATTTGCTTTCATAATAATTGTTTTTTGTTATCAATATTCAAATGTAAGGTTTATAATAACTTTTGACAAACTTTTTTTAAAAAAAATTTTATTATTGGTTTATATTAATTATTGAAGCATCCTTTTCATCTATTAAATAACAAGGTTTCAGCACTTTCTTTTTTGTCCAAAGAGATGAATCTGGACAATAAAAATCTTTTTGTTGGAGCTCTTTTAATTCATTTAACCAAAATAAATAGTTGCCTTTAGGATCATTAACAAAATAAAGAGCAACCTTTCCAGTTGCCAGGAGTTTATCATACCTATCCTTTTCAATCATTTTCTGGAGATAGTGAGCTTTTCTGAAATTCATTGTCATAACAACCTCAACTCCTTTAGGAGATTTCCCTTCAGCATCATAATCATACCCATCACCTCTGTGAGTAAGCTCCCAACCATCTGCATTTAATAGCATTATCACAGCTCTTTCCCAATCTTCTACGCTTCTACTCATTGCTTAATTTATTAAGTTGGTCAATCCATTGCACTATTCTTTTCGGACTGCAACTGCATGGCTCATGATATGGATGATTAAAATACTTTGCATGAAGCTCACACAATACTTTAAACTGATCTCTTTTCATTTTACCATTTAATTCCTGGCTAATCTTAAGCCACCTTTTTTTGTCTTTTAATTCCATAAGTCTAAATCAATATCGTTCCACTCATCCCTTCTTTTATCACAACCACAGTCTTTCCCAACTGCTTTGCTTATTTTTTTCACTATCCAGTGAATCCCAGTGTAGTATGTAAAGTAATACATTAAATCTCCTAATTTCATATTAAAGTGTTTATGTCATTTAATTTATTGTTTTGTATCTCGTATGTTGGAGCTTTTAAAATAAAAGTTGTTTGATTTGTTCTTGTTCTCACAGTGCCTTCTTCATAAAAGTCAGCACGCTCTAATAATTCATTTTTAGTAACCCATCCGCATACAGTAAGATTACTTGTTTTTTTATTCAAAGAGCAGAATATATAAATATCACAATCAAAGTCTTTTTGATAAGATATAAAGTTGTTTACATAATAAGGTTTAACATCAACAGTTCTCCCCATTGTCTTTACATCAATTCTTTTATTTTTATACTCTAAATCAAAACCGCCATCAAATCCATTTATTAACTCTGTATCTATATTTAAAAGCTCCTTAACTTTTAACTCTCCTAATAAACCAACAAACTGCTCTTCTTTATTTCCATTAGCTTTTGATCTATTGCCTATATTGTTAGTAGATAAAAAATCCCAAACTATTTTTTTTGTTTCTATGTCTACATGAATATTAATCAAAGTTGGTCTTTTATAAATTTTTTTGCGTTAGTGAATGTATTGTAAAGTGAATAGTAACTGATTTTAGTATCTCTGCTTAATTCAGCAACGCTCTTTCCAGAAGCACAAATCTCAAAGACTTTCTTGTCATACCAGAACATTTTGTCCATTATCTTGTCAATTTTTTTCTTTTTATTCGCATACTCAACTTCATCAATTCCAAGCTCCTCCGCTTGTTTAAACTCATTAATTTCCTCAAGATACATTTTTATTTGCTTTGCTTCCTTTTTATATATGTTTAAATAAATCCCTCTTAAAACCTTATAACAATAATACGTATTAACTTCCTCTCCATACCAAAGATCAAGTCCTTTTTGAACGTCCAGATGGAGCTGTATATACATTTCTTGAACAATGTCTTCTGCTGTTGATGAATTGCATCCAAAAGACTTTACAATCCGTATCCAGTCTTGGTGTTTATTATAAGCTATTTCAACAAGGGATTTTTTCATACTTTAAATTTATAGTCCACAATACCCAGAATCGCAATCATTGAAGTCATCTTCAAAGAGCTCTGTTTGTTTTAAACTGTTTTTAATATCAATGTATTTCATTCCATTCTTGAAAGTTCGAGCTCCATATCCAGCAGTATTTTCTTGATCTATAAACCACTGAAATTTCTCTGGATGTTTATCACTCATTAATTTTAACAGCACTGGATTTCTGTGAAAGCATCCAATACAGTTGTTCATATATGCAAATCTAACTGGTTTATCTTTCCAGTACTTTTCGATTGAATCTTTATAAATATTGTCATCAATTAAAGGGAAGACTGGCTTTTGCCAAGAAATGTCTGCCCACTTATTTCTTGTACCTCTTTTACCAACTATTTTTTTGTGAGATAAGATTCCATTTTTATCAGATTTCTCAATCATGTTTTTTGCTCTTCTTGTTTCATTAGCTCTGAATCCAATACGCATCTCAACTGGATCTGTAAAGTTTTTATCCCACCAGTCAAAAATTGGCTTTAGCTTCATAAGTTCAGTACAAAATCTTATTGTTGCGTTCGGTAAATATTTTTTATCTCCTCTTATTATAACCTCATCAAAAGTCTTTCCAGTTACCCAAGATATTTTTTGACCAATATACTGCTCAAGATCAATCATTGTATATATTATTGTATCATCTTCTAAAGTTCCAATAAATTCAACTCCGAGTTTATCGCTTACTTCTTGTCTGATTTTTTTATCTGGAAACATGCAATTTTTATCACTTGTTCTAACAAGAGCAAAAACATTGTAATCTGCTTTATAATTAGCAGCAATATAACTGGAAGTTTTCCCTCCGCTTAAGCTATTAACTGTAATCATACATCTAATTTTTTTGGCACATAATATTCCAGTGGGTCATAAATTTCTCCAACCACAAATGGTAGTCCGTATTCATTTATGCTAAAGCTGAACGTTTCAAAAGCGTATCCCCTTGAGCGTTTACAGCTCACTGTTATCCAATCCTTATTCACAGTATTTGCTTCAAGCTGAATTTGGCTCTCCGTTTTTTTCTCAAGGAAGCTACCAAGATGACCAGTCGGTTTATCACTTCCATAATTGGAATGTATCACTGTAATGATATGACAATTAAATTTTGCACTCCACTCCATTATTTTTTGGACACATAAATTGCTTTCTTCCAAGTTGTTTACATCACTGACCAAGTCTGCAATCCCATCAATTACAACAACTCCATTTTTATCTTTATTTTCTTTTAAGCAGAACTCAATGAACTGCATTCTCTGTTTATAGTTGATAGTCCTTAAAGCATAAGTTTGGTAGCATCCAGAATCTTTAATGTTAGCCATATCAAGCACTCGTTTAAATACTCTTTGTGAATGCCAGTGTCCTTGCTCTGTATCGAAATGAATCAAGCATCTTCCTTCTCTATGCCCTAAAATCTTACCTCCAAAATTATTACCACCACTTAAATAAACCGAAGCAAGTAGAGTAATAAAAAATGTTTTCTTTGTTTTTGGTGGAGCTTGTACGAATGAAAAGTTACCATACGTACCGATTGGAACTGGAAAAGTTATCTCTCCAGATTTTGTTTGAATTGTCTTTTTTCCCAAGCTTAATGCTGTTGGAGGATAATCAAGAGCTTCAGTGGTATCCACCGAGCATTCCTCTTTGATCATTTCCATTAGCATACGCTCTGTTGTTTCTTCTTCTGTCATGTTGTTATATTTGTTATCATAAAGATATAAAAAAAAGGAGAGCCGAAGCTCCCCTAATTAAATTAAAAAGGTAAATCTGCTGCTTCTTGAGGAGAAGCTTCAACTTCTGGAGCTGCTTCACGCTCTGCGTTCACGATTTGACCATTATTCCAAACGACCTTTCCATTACCTAAATAGGTCTTTTGCTTTTTGGCTTCTCTTTCCTCTTGCGTTTGACTAACATAGATTCCAGTATTGTTACCGTATCTTGTTTCATCATTGACGCTCATTGTGAGATTAACGTAAACCGCACCGTCTTTTCCAGCGATAAACTTCTCCTTTGGTAGCTTTGCTACGTTTAAACTAAAATTAATTAATGCACTCATATAAATAAAAATTAAAGGGTTTTAAATTCTGTTTTTGGTTTCTTGAAACTTTCGCTTTCATCTTCTCCGAATACTCCGAGTTCATAAAATCCAGTTAGTTTCAAAACTGCTCTACTCATTGCTCGTTTCTCTGCCATTTCTGGAACGTACCACGAGTTCGTGTTTCCATCTTTGTAATTAGCTCCTTTCAAAGCACTTCCAAAGGTTTCAATTTTCTTTCCATCTTTCTCCGCATGAGCTTTAAATACTGCGTAATTTGGCTCACATCTTATTACTTCATAACTAACTATCATTTGCTCAAGAGCTTGTATCTTGTCAATACCTTGTCTTGTGATGATTGTATAGTGTTGATGTTTGAAGAAATCGTCTTTTGTTAGGTTATACTTTTTGTATAACTCTGTTAATTTAGCTTTATTCATTCCTCTTCTGTTAAAAGTTTATTAATCTCTACTAACGCTTCTAAAAATTCTACTCTTGATTCAAGAGCTTTAATTCTTGCGTTTAAATAATCCACTTGTGATGGAGATGATACTCTCCTTACGTCTTCTGAATGTGTCATAGCTATTCTGTAAAATAATCAAAAGGACTGTTATGCCATCCACATAAAGATCTCAAGTCCATAATTGTACCGAACTTTAATTCTGTTACAAATTCTGTTGCTTCTAATTCTTCACAAATTTTAGCTACCATACTTGGATACTCTAAATTTGCTTTACTTAATTTATCCTCATAAATAGGATGTAATCTTTCTAATAAATTCATTTGTTATATGTTATTAAGTTAATATTATCCCAAATTTATAAAAAATATTTTAATTATTCATAATTTATTACAAAAAAAACCACCTATTAAGGTGGCTCTTTCCGAGTTGGTTAACTCAAATGATAACAAATAACAAAGATTTTATCTCTATTCAAATATAGTTAATAAAATAAAAAAGTTGTTTAAAATGCTAAAGAGTTATTAACATTTAAAAGTTTTGGATGTCTTTAAGATTATCAAGTTTAGATTTAAAATCCTGGAATACTTCCAACCATTCTGGATCAGTAAGTTTAAGCACTCCTCTTGATTTTGTAAGGAGCTCTTGACTTAACTCCTCTCCAAGCTTTAAGCTGTATTCATATTGCCTACCATATTCAAAGCGGTTGCATTTACGACACTGTGCGTGAACGTTCCTTTCATCATACCGAGTAATAAGATGTTGCCTTGATATAAAGTGTCCAGCATCTGTTTCAGAAAAGTGCACTTGCTTTCCACAAGATATACAAGAGCAGTATCCAGTTTCATTATCTGCATCTCTTCTCCTTATATATTCATGAAATACTTTGTCAATCTTATTCTTCCAATATTTTAGAGTTTTCTTTGGCATAAGATTACAATTCCGAAGTCATATATTTATTTATAAATTTATTTATATTTTTTTAGAAATATATGTATCTATATAATTGGAAAACATTTTTTTATAATAAATAGTTCAAATTTATATATTATTTTTTAAATATAAAACAAAAAATTTATTTTTTCCAATGTTTAGTGATTTTTTCTGCTGATCTCATTCCGAAGTATCCACCATAGACCAACAATAA